GATTCACACAGTGGACAACCTCAAGAAGCTGCAGGACGAGGCGGCGCTGCTCGCCAACCGGATTGACGCCGTGCGTGCCGTCGAGGGCGACGCGGACCAGATCGCTGCCCGTGACCTCGAGCTCGAGACGCTGACCGCCGACGCGGCCAAGCTCGCCAAGAAGATCGACTTCGAGAAGTCGGTCGTGGAGTCAGCCAAGAGCCTGCGGTCGGTCGTCGACCGTTGCACCCCGGCCCCCGAGGTGCGTGCCGATGAGCCGAAGGCCGTGATCCGGCCCATGCCGTACACCGGCAAGCTCAAGGCGTTCCGGTCGCACGAGGAGGCGTACAAGGCCGGCATGTGGCTGCGTGCGTCGCTCCTGCGTGACTCCGAGGCCAAGCGGTGGTGCGACGACGCCGGCATCGAGACCCGTGCTCAGGGTTCGACCGGTTCCACCACCGGTGCGGCCTTCGTGCCCGACATCCTGTCGGACACGGTGCTGCGGCTGGTCACGGAGAACTCGGCGTTCGCGTCGAACGCCTTGAACATCCCGATGCCCAGCGACGTTGTCCTGGTCCCCAAGCGGACGGCCGGTGCCACGGCGTACTGGATCAACGAGAACGTGGCCATCACCGACAGCGATCCGACCAGCACCCAGGTCACGCTGACGGCGAAGAAGGTCACGGCGGCCACCAAGGTCTCCAACGAGCTGCTGAGCGACGCTGCCAACCCGGCCGGGTACTCCGACTGGATCGCGGCCGAGCTCTCCCTGACGCTGACCAACGCGATCGAAAACATCGCGTTCAACGGCAACAGCGGCTCGGCTCCGAGCGTGGCCGGCATCCTGACGGCAAACGGCATCCTCGCGGGCTCGTCGGCGACCTACGCCGCCAGCCTCGTGACCGGTGCCGGCGACACCCCGGACGAGATCACCAAGGCCAACCTGCTGCGGATGATGGCGACCATGCCGTCCCACAGCCAGAACGGTGCGAAGTGGTACGTTTCGCCGTACTTCTTCGCGGACTGCATGCAGGCCCTCGACGCCGCCCAGGGCGGCTCGGTCGGCCTGACGCAGGGCCTGGGCCTGACCTTCATGGGCAAGCCCGTCGTTCTGACCGACGAGATGCCGGGAGCCGGCGACCAGACGGGCAACGTGATGGCCCTGTATGCCAACCTCGCCAACGCGGCGATCTTCGGCATCCGCCAGGGCATCGAGCTCGCCTCAAGTGATCAGGTCGCGTTCCTGAGCGACCAGACCGTGCTGCGTGCGACCGCCCGCGTGGCGATCTCGTGGCACACGCTCGGCAGCGACACGGCTGCCGGTCCGGTCATCGCCCTCAAGGGTGCCTGAGCCTGACGGCTTGACACCTCTGTGATTCTGAGCGGGCGGCCCTCAACCGGGGGCCGCCCGTTCTCTTTTGCAGGTTGGCCATGATCATCAAGGTTGGCGGCACCGACGTTGACGTGCGTGTTGAGGCCATCATGAGCGGCCCACGCTTCGGCCCTATCGGCAATCTGTTCGGCTGGGCCCAGGCCCTCATGCCGCTGCAAATCCGCCCCACGCTGCAGCAGGGGGCCTTCTGGAGCCAGGGTCTCACCCGGTGCATGGAGCAATTCATCGACTCGGCGGAATATCTGCTGGCGCTCGACTTTGATACCTACTTCTCCCGTGAAGACGTTGAGCAGCTGATCGCCATCGCCATGACGTTCCAGTGCGATGCCCTGGCCCCGCTCCAGGTGAAACGTGAGGACGGCCGCCCGATGCTGACGCTGAAGGGCACACTGGACAATCCGCCCGAAGACGGCAAGACGACGCTGCCACGGTCGTGGTTTGCCGAGCCTGTGCAGGAAGTGGACACGGCACACTTCGGGTGCACTGTCATCAGCACGGCGGCGCTCAAGCGAAACAAAAAGCCGTGGTTTCTTGAGTTGCCGGCCAGTGACGGCACCTATAACGAGCAACCATCTGAACCCAATCCCAACTGGAAGCCACGGCGGGATTCAGACATCTACTGGTGGGCCAACTGGCGAGCCAGCGGCAACCGTGTTTTTGTGACGCCACGGGTCTGCATAGGGCACGGCGAGTGGCTGATCACGTGGCCAAGCAAGGAACTGGGCAAGCCGGTTTTCCAGTACACGTCCGAGTATGCCAAGACGGGCCGCAAGCCCGAGTCTGCATGGAGCGTAGGGGAATGAGGAAACTAAGGTTCACCCGTGCATGGCGTGGCTACCGCAAGGGGCAGGTGGTTGAGGTGGCCGGCGGCCTGGCCACGCAGCTGCTGGCCAGTCGTGTGGCCGTCGAGGACCGCCAGGGCGACCTGATCGAGACGGCAGCCATCCAGCCGGCCACAGAGACAGCAGACGCCACACCACGCAAGCGAGGCCGCCCCCGTGCAGTACCGAAGCCTGACACGCCAGACGCCGCCCACGGTTGAGCCGGTCACGCTGACCGAGGCCAAGGCACACCTGCGGGTTGATACCGACGCCGATGATGCCTACATCACCGGGCTGATCACGGCCGCCCGTGAGTGGGTCGAGCAGTACCTCGACCGCACGCTCATTCAGACGCAGTGGGTCATGCGGTTCGACAAATTCCCCGACAGCGGCATTGAGCCGGTTGAACTGCCCCGGCCGCCGATGGTCGCCAGCGGGACCGCCACGGCGGTCGCCATTACCTTCACGGCCGAGGCCGGAACCACGGGCACGTACAGCACCGCCGAGTACCGGGTAGATCGGCACTCAACGCCTGGGGCGATCCTGCCCATCTACGGCAGCACGTGGACGCCACACCGGCAGGATGACAACGCCATCAGCGTGACGTGGTGGGCTGGATACGGCTCGAGCGGATCGGCCGTGCCGGCGGCGATCCGGCATGCCATCCTGATGCTGATCGGGTTCTGGTACGAAAACCGCAGCACTGTGCTCGTTGGCAGCATCAGCAAGCAATTGGAATTTGCGGTGGAGTCCCTGCTGTCGTCGCAGAAGTGGGGGAGTTACCGCTGATGGACGCTGGCAAACTCCGCGAGCGGGTCACGGTGCAGATCGCCAGCGGTGCCACCAACACGCTGGGCGAAACCGTGCTCACGTGGGCCAACAGCACCGCCGTGTGGGCCAGCGTGGAAGGCGTGAGTGCCCGAGAGGCTCTGGCATCTGATCGCCAGGAGACGGCGATCACGCACCGGGTGCGGCTGCGGTATCTTCCGGGCCTGACGCAGAATATGCGTTTTTCTTGGCGGTCTCGCACGCTCGAGATTGTCAGCCTGCTCGAGTACGACAATCGTTCTGAGCACGTCGCCATTTGCGAAGAGGTGACGTGATGGCCGACACCGGAATCAAAGTCCAGATTGATTTCCCTGACCTGCGGCAACTGCGGTACGAGTTTTCGCAACTGCCAACAAACATTGCCGCCAAGCACCTTGGGGCTGCGTTGCGCAAATCCATTCAGCCCGGCTTGTCTGCGTTGCGACAGAACACACCGAAAGGCCCCACCGGAAACCTACGCAAAAGCATTGGCCTCAAGGTCAAAACGTATCCGAAGAACGGCACTGCAGTCGCCTTAGTGGGTTACCAAATTGGCGGCGACTCTAAAGGCTACCACCAAGGCTTTCTTGAGTTCGGGACAAAGGAACGAAAAACCAAGGGACGGTTTGCCTCCAGCTTCAAACAGCCGTCTTCCGTTGCTGGTGTCCGTGGTGGCTTTCGGGTTGTTGTCCCGACCCGAGGTGCCAACAAGGGAAAGTTGCGCACCGTTTCGCCAAACCATCCAAAGTCATTTTTCAAGAGTGCAAAAGCCGGCGAAACAGTGTCGCTCGGCAAGATGCCAATTGGCGGAAGGTTCGGCCGTCCGCCCGTCAAAACAGCGTTTGAGCAGACGCAGGGTGCTCAACTTGGCGAGCTTGAATCCCAGATGGCTGTAAGCCTTGAACGGGCACTCAAAGAACTTGTTGGCAGGGCTAAGCGTGGCTTGATTACCGATGGAACACCGCAAAACCAGGGCATGTGATGAAATCACCCGAGGCCGTGCTGCGGGCTGCTTTAGTCGGAAATGTGGCCGTGTCTGCCCTTGTTTCCGGCAGGGTGTACCCGCTGGTTGCACCGATCTCTGCCGCCGTGCCGTACATCACCTGGCGCAGGGCCGGGATACAACGCGAGCATTCATTTGGCGGGCCTGTCGGAACGCCGCAGGTCACCGTGGAATATGCGCTCTTTGCTGCCACGTATGAGTCGGCCAGGGATTTGGCAGACAAGGTGCGGCTGGTTCTGGATGGATACGGCGGCACTGTTGACAATGTGGAAGTGAAGCACGTTGAACTGCAAGACGAGTTCGACGACTTCGTGCAGCTGTCTGGCGGCGACTTGCCGCCCAGCTATCAGGTGACCCAGCGTTTTACCGTGTTGTGGCAGGAGACTTGACGAATGGCTATTACGCCTCATGACGGATCCGGCACCAGCCTCACGTTTGCTGGCACCACCTACACGGTGACCAACATCGTCATCACGAACAACGACCCGAATCAGGAAGCCCTGATTGACGTGTCGCACCTCGGCCTGACCGATGGCGCTTCGGTGCTGACGCAGGCGCGTCCGCTGACCGGCTCGAGCACTGACACCGGGCAGCAGGTGCAGATCGACTACCTCGGCAAGTCCATCCTGGTTGATGCATCAACCGGAACGCTGGCGATTTCGCACAACGGCGTATCACTGCTGAGCAGGGCAGCCACTGTGAATTCCAGCACGCTGACTTTCGCCGTCAACGATGCCGTGCGTGGCTCGGCCACGTTCCGTATCGCTCGGTCGTAGTCTGACCGGAGGGCCCGGTCATGCCGACTTCGGCACAGGGTGCCGTCATCACCGTCAATGGCACAGCCATGAACGAGGTGACGGAATACTCCCTGCAAATGCTGCCTGGCAAGGCTGCGCCCGGCAATGTCGGGTCGCTTGAAGTAAAGGCGTTGGCGAACAATACCGTTTCAGCGACCGACTACGGACGCCTTCGCACGGTCATTGTCAGCCATGGCGGAAACGTGATTGCAAGGTGCGCTGCTATTGTCGAGGGCATTACAGTGGACGCAGTACGGAACGACGTGCTGCGTTACACGTTCACGTTCCGATTGGCATGGATCAGACGCACGTGAGGTTATGGCAATGGCTTCCCTAACAAAGGAGCAAATCCTGTCGGCTGACGATCTCGACCTTCTTGAGGTGACCGTGCCCGAGTGGGGTGGTAGCGTTTTTTGCAGGGTAATGAGCGTTGGCGAGCGTGATGCCTACGAGCGCGAATGGATCGGCCGCAAGGAAACTGGCGTTGAAAATTTTCGTACCAAGTTCCTGCAAAAGGTTCTGTGCTCAAAGGATGGCGAACTGCTTTTTTCTCAGGAAGAGGTGGCTGCGCTTTCACAGAAATCAGCCCGCGTGATGAATCGGCTGTGGGATGTTGCGATGAAGCACAACGCCTTGACGGCTGGAGACGTGGACGAACTGGCAAAAAACTGAACTTGCGCCCCTCGAGGCGGATGCTTTTCCGTCTCGCCGGTCATCTCAAAATGACGGTCGGGGAACTCGAGCGGCGCATGAGCAGTCGGGAGTTTGCGGAGTGGGTGGCGTATACAAGGTATTTCGAGGCAATCCCTGATCCGTGGAAGCAAACGGGCCTGCAGTTGTCGGCAATGCTGGCCCCGCACTGCGAGCGTGGAAAAGTCCCGAAGCCAGACACGTGGATACCGCTAGACAAGGCACCGCAGCACCCGCAACAGATAAACGACGAACTCAACAAGCTGCTCGGCATATTAGGAACGTAAGGAATGGCAACCGTCATTGGCGTTGGGATGCAGATGACGGCGAGTGCCTCGGGCCTTACCAAAGGTCTGTCCGAGGCTGACAAGGCCCTGGCCCAGCTTGAGGCGAACGCCCAGCGAAACAAGGCAGCCTTTCGTGAATTCACGGGCATTTTGTCCGTTCTGCCAGGACCGCTTGGCGACATAGCGGGCCGGATGTCGGGTTTTGTTTCAGCAGCCGATGGGCTGAACAAGGTTTTTGCTGGCGGCATCACTACTGGCGTCACAGGGCTCGGCACCGCCCTGTCTGCCTTGGTCAATCCGACAACGCTTGCAGTGGCCGGTGTTGCAGCCGTAGGTTCGGCTGCGGTCGGGATCACAAATGGTCTTTCCAATCTTGCGAGCAAGGTGGAAAGCCTCAGCTTGCTAGCCCAGCGATTGGGCACAAGCTTTGGTTTTGTGCAGGTGCTCGAGGAGGCAGCCGCCAGGTCCGGCGGATCTGTCGATCAGCTGGCTGGTGCTATGCAACGTTTTGCCACGCGGGTTGACGAAGCCCGCGGCGGGACCGGAAAGGCTGCGGAGGCGTTCCAGCAGCTTGGCGTCAGCCAGGAGCAGTTGATCTCTAGCAGCCCGGTCGAAATCGCAACACAGACGGCGTTGGCGTTGCAGAAGATTGAAGACCCTGCGAAGCGCGCCGCCCTCGCTACCGAGACCCTTGGCAAGCAGGGGCTTGAGTTGGTGCCAGCGTTTGCGTCGCTGGGCGAGGCCCAGGCCGCCATGGAACGATTCTCGGCGGCGATCAGCGACGTTGACGCCTCACGGCTGAACAGCCTGGACGATTCATTTGACGACGTTGGCACGGCACTCAGGGGCTTGGGCCAGAACCTGCTGACACCGTTTGCTGGGCTGGCCGATGGCGTGGCAAGCGCTATCGCCGATTCCATTGCTGCCGTGACCAAGGCAATAGACCCGCTGCTCAATGCAATCACGCCGATCCTTGATGGTGTCGGCTTGGCCTTTGAGGCGCTCGGTGAAGTCATATTCACGGTTGGCGACAGTGCCGGCAAAGTGTTCACGCTTTTCGGTGACACTGTCGGGCGAGTGGCCAACATCGTAGGAGCAGCTG